CTATGCCTGCGGTAGACAGCAACGATCCTGGCGCCGCGGGTTTTTCTGGCTCGACGGTCATTGCCGAGTTTGAATCTCTGGAAGCGGCAACCGCCTGGGCTGACGCCGATCCGTATGTGGCTGCCGGTGTGTACGAAAAAGTCACGGTGCGCCCGTACAAAAAAGTCTTTTGATGCCTCAAGGCTCCGCAAGGAGCCTTTTTTATCGCACCGCTAAACCTGTTTGAACCGGGTGAACTGCTGCTCAATGATACGACTGCCCCACTGATCGCCCTCCCACTCTTTCGCTAGCGTAAAGCCAAAGGATTCGTACAGGCGTCGGGCAGCGGTCAATTTATTGAACGTCCAGAGATGCACGGCAGAAAAGCCTTCGCTGTCGCAAAACGTCATGGCCTCGCTCAACAGTTTTTTGCCAACCCCATGACCCCGGCAGCCATCGTCCAGAATAAACCAGCGCAGATGCGCCTCACCCGGCTCTAAATCCTCGCCATCGATGGCGACAGATCCTACAATTCTGCCGTTCATCACAGCCAGCCAAACCTGGTTGCACGGCTTCTCGAGGCGTCCGCTAAATTCAGCAAGCCCCGCAGCAACTTTGGCTTCGAAGAAGCTGCCAAAGTTATGCTCGCGTGCATAATAACTGCCGTGCATTTCCGCGATGCGGCCAATCATGCCGGGACGGTAGCCTGCGACAATCACAGGTGCCGTAGGCTGGTGCTCAGCGCCGCTCTCCCGGCAGGCCAGCAGCGCGTTGGCGTAGAGCGACAGTCCCTGAGAGATGGTTTCCTGCTGTATGGGATCCAGTGATTGTATCGCTGAAATGACCCGTTCACTCCCGTAGGCATTAATCTGCTCAACGGTCTTGCGCCCCTTTGCAGTCAGCCGGAGACTTTTGGCCCTGGCATCTTGCGCAGAAACACCCTCCTCCAGTTCGCCTGCAGAAATAAGGCGCGACAGCATCCGGCTGACGCTGGATTTTTCCAGACCCAACAGTTGCACCAGCTGACCTGCGGTCATCTCCTTATGCAGCTCAATTTCCACGAGGGTGTGTACGGCCGAGGGCGAGTAATGCGTAGAGGCCAGCGTGGAGGCCATAAAGCCCAGCTCTCTGACCATCAGACGTGACGCAACGCGAATGTCGCTAACTACAGGGGGTTCAGTATGCATTATTTTCTCCGTCATTTAGTTGTACTATACAACTAAATGACGGGGCCGTGTCAATGATATTAAAAAGGCTCCCTCAGGAGCTTTTTTAAAGACTTCAACTCAATGAAATAAAGGGATTTATTTTATACTACGTCCACATATCGACCACATCAATACAAGGAGCCTCTTGAATGAGAGGTTCCGTCTACTTAAATTATTGTAGACAATCGTCTACATGAGCCATCCTTCATTTATTACCTCAAATACCATTAAATTTCCAGCATCTCAAAATCATCAAACTCATTAATAGTACCAATATTTATAGTAATATCAGGATTTATTCTATCTCTGATTGCGTTTAACCGGCGTAGGATTTTAGATGTCATCATTTCATCTACCTCACCTCTGACAGCAATTATTACCATACCTTTTTCAATACTTGCTTTTTGCATATATTTTTCAACTTGCATAACTGCACTTTCCAAGCGCAAGCCCATCGAGAGCATAAACCCTCGTGCTGAGAAACTCTTTATTTCAACTGCAACTTTACCATCTGAACCTTGCAATATTATATCTGTAGCACCATCATTTCCTCTATAATCCGGCTTTTCAATTTCGAAACCATTATTCATGTAATATTCCGTAATTGATTTTTCTGCCAAGTAAGCATGAGCATAAGGATGTTCAGAATGGTAAGAATTTATAATTTGATTTCTGTCTTCTTCATCTAAATTGATATCGCCCAACTTGCTCATTGCAGTATTAAGTATTTCTTTTACTTGAGTGACCAATCCATTTATTTGCCCAAAGTCTTCTTTTGTCAAAAATCGATTATGCGCAACCTTGTTCCTTAGTTTATAAAGGAGCTCCCATTTTGCCTCAAGGCCTTTAGCACTCTCACCCAGCAACTCCGAAAAATATTTCTCCCAATTTGATCTTGGTAGGTATTTTAATATTTTATCCCTATCAATATCATCAAACCTTGTTTTAGCGAGAATACGATCAAGTTCTTCCAATGCTATATCTCTTTTCTTTTGGAAAAGGACATCCGATAGATTTATAAAATCAAGCTTATACAAATCGTTAATGTATGCATCATTGCCCTCAAACTTTTCAATTTTTTTAACCAAATCAGGATGTATTGTTTGTTTAGACCAATCCATCCCAACGTTAATTAACATGAATTTGCTAATTAATTTCCGCATTACGTTTTCAACCTCATTTATTATCGGATAAGATTTATACGCGTAATATCTTCCTACATCATCCCACAGTACGTTAATTACGGCAGTTTCAGGATTTATTCTTTTGCAGATTTCTTTTATTTTATCACCAACCTCAGAAAACTCGTCAATTAATTCCTCATCGGAATTTTCCAATGCAACTGTAAAGTACCGTTCTTTATTGGAAGGTATGTTATTTGTTTCAACATTAAACTTCACGGTTATTAGTGATTTTGATTTTATTGTTCTCCTATATGTGAGCTTTTGACCTACTATAGAGATAAGGGAATCAAGCTTTAAAAAATCAATGAATGCTCTTTTGTTATTACAGAAAGAATCATCGTTTGTGACCAAAACCAGAAGTTCAATTTTCACAAAAACCTCGTTTAATATTTCTCGTTAACATCAATTAATAGATGCACAATACACTGGTAAAATCTTATTTAAAATCAGAAGTTATTTTTTTTACAGCCATTGCATTTGCTGCTGTCCTGACGTTGTTGGGTGCGGTGCCGCTGGTACTACTACCCCCGGCGATACGATAAAGCGCTCGACCGTCTCAGTGGTCACAAATGTCGCGCTGCAGTTGATGTTTGTGCACTGGTGATACCGCTCTTTGGTCGTGTCAGTAAAATAGCGGCTTGTGCGGGCGTGAGCGGCGAAATGGCATTTTGGACAGTGAAACATGTCGAGCACCTCATTTAATTTCCGATGCTACAATTTTACTAATTTTATCGTTAAATAACAAATAGTTAAAAACATTTCATTGCGTTAACTCTTCGCTTTCGTACTCTACATCCGAAACCTTAACCTCAAGCTCTAAGCCCGTCGTGTAGCCGTTCCCGTTGAGGTTATGCACCACCCGGCTGATTATCCAAGCCTGCTCGTCTATAACGCGCTTAAAGCCTTTCACCACAACCGGCGTTTCAGGAAATAAATCAGCCCTGCCAAAAGCCAGCGAGATTGAAAACTCCGCGACGCCGCGCTGCAGCTTGTCCCACTTTGCCTGAGCGGCTCGCATGGCCTGCGCCTTTGTCGCGTATATGGTTGTCAGCTCCAGCACGTTGTCAGACTCACCGGCCATATACTCACTCTCGCGGGCTTCCTGCTCTTTTTTGGCTTTTACCTTTGCAGTGGTTTTGGTCGCTTTCGGATGCTGCAGCGCGCGCAGGTGCTGTATCTTTGGCTTGCGTTTGAGCTTCACCTTTTGCTTTTGCGGTTTCGGGTCTTTGGTGTGCAGCCATTTTGCCGTTACGCCGGTGTAGGCTTCCCGGTCAGCAATCGCAAATTGATGGCGGTCGCCGTCGCCGCGTTCGATCGTCAACTGCGGGATGGGCTTGCCGCTGGCCGTCCTGCCGCTACCGGCTTTTAGTAGCAGAAGTTTTCCCGCTTTTAAAGAAACCGCCGCACCGTTAAGGTCAGCCAGACGGGACAGAAACACCGCGTCGGATTCCTGGGTCTGGTCAATATGATGGACGGGGATCGCTTTCAGCGTATCGACCACGATGGCCTCAAGCTTATTGCGCGCTGCGATAGTCTCAACAATTACCCCGATTGTGGTGTCGTGCCATGACTGTTCCCGGCGTGAGTTCAGCGACCCGCGAAAATCAACGCTGCGCCCCCGGATGGTCAGCGTATCTGGCGCGCCACGATGCTCGATTTCATCTACCGTAAAGGTGCCTTTTTTTATCAGGGCGCTATCCTGCCAGCCCAGCCACAGCGTTAACGTTGCGCCGCGCGGAGGCATAGCGATTTGCCCGTCGGTATCATCGAGCTCGATATCGAGCTGGTCGGCCTCGAATCCGCGATTGTCCGTCATGGTCAGGCTGATTAGCCTGTCGCTGAAATCCTGCGTAATATCTTCGTTATCCTGCTTGAGCATAAACGCCGGGGCAATCTTTGCACCGGCCTGAATATTCATACCCGTAATCATCCCGCAAGCCCTCCCAGCCAGTTACCGGCAGACGTCATCAGATTGTCGGCCTGCGTTTTCAGGTCGCCGTAAATTGCCGCGAGCGACTCATCGACCCGTTTCAGCGAGAGGCTAAACTCGATTTTTCTGGCCGCGCCGTCGCTGAATAATTCGCTGTGGGTGTGGGTCACTTTATCGATGACATACATGCCGTGGATCATGCCCGTTCCGTCAATCAGCGGCCACGCCCTGCCTTCGTCGGCCATCAGCTCGATGGCGGTCAGTGAAAGGCGACCGCCGGTGATTTCGGGGTAGAGCACGCCCGAGAGCGTGCGCGAGGTTTCCCCCTCCCCGAGAAACTGATAGGCCGGTGGTTTGCCGATGCGGTCATTTGACGCCCAGCGGTAATCCTTCGAATACTGCATCGACTGATGCGGCAGCGTGCGGCGCTCAAATACAAATAAACCCAGTACCATTAACATGCTTTAGCCCTCATCCGTCATGGCGCATACTTGAGCGCTGGCGCGCTCTTTCTTCCCGATCGAGTTTTTCGACAGCCTCACGAAGCTGTCGGTCGAGGTCAGTTCCCGGCGCAACGCCGCCCGGCAGATTAATGTTGTATTCCCGCTTGCTCTGGTCGATGTAAGAGCGGCCAGCAGGAGCCGTCACCGGCTGATATGCCTGATAACCCCCATAGACAGACGTTGCCGGGATATAAGACCCATTTTGCGACCCGGTGGCGGCATTAGCTTTTGCGGCCTTCTGGTCGAGATCGCTCGATTCTTTATTGATAACCCCGAGCTTTTCCAGCAGCCAGTTAACGCCGGTGCGCAAGGTATTAAAGCTTTTGAGCGGTAACATCAGCGCATCGGCCAGCGCTTTACCAAACGCCACTCCGACATTTTTGCAGCGGTCGAGCGTTTCCTGCGTTGCTTTAACCGGCGCTATCAGGTTAGTGAACCACTGCCAGACCCCGCGCAGTTTTTCGATGATGGAATCAAACACCGGCGCGAGCGGCGAGAAGATTTCAGCCACCGGCGCAAAGGCCGCTTTAAGCCCCTCCACCACGCCCGAGAAGAATGCGCTGATGGGCTCCCAGTATTTACGGATGAGCAGCGCACCGGCCACCACGGCAGCGACCACCGCGACCACCGGCAGACTGATTGCCCCTAATGCCGCGACAATGGCACTTCCGGCAGTAGTGAAAACGACGCTCAGCATGCCAGCAGCAGCGATAATCGCGTTTATTCCTGCGATGACAGGCCATGCAATCAGACCAATCCCGCCGAGCACCCCAACCAGCGCCAGCCCACCGGCGACAAGGTTAAACAGGGTTTGCGTCAGTTCTGGATTCGCTTTAGCCCATGCAGCCACCTTGCCGAGCCAGTTGGTCGCGGAAACCGTCAGGCGGCGCAGTGCTGAATCTTCTTTTTCGAACACCTCAATCTGCAGGTCTTCCCATGCTGACTGAAGGTTTTTCAGATCGCCGTCGAGGTTGTCCGTCTGGATTTTCGCAATACGCTCGGTCGTACCTTTTGAATCCCTGATTTGCTGACGCTTGTTATCGAGCGAGCCATCACCGGCAGCGGCGACGAGTTTAATCGCCCCCTTCATGGCCTCCTCACCAAAGATGACTTTCAGATATTCGCCCTGCTCCGCCGTACCGAGCTTGTTTTTCGCAAAGGACTTGTGAATATCTTTGAGGATTTTCTCGACCGGCAGCATGTTCCCTTTGCCGTCGCGGGTTTTCACGCCTAATTCAGAAATGGCCTCAACGGCCTTACCCATAGGAGCCTGCAGACGGTTGAAAATGGCACTCGCGCCCGTACCGGCCATTGAGCCTTTAATCCCGTTATCCGCCAGAATGCCGAGCATGGCGGTCGTGTCTTCGATGCTCGCACCTGCAGCCTCAGCAATTGGCGAGACATATTTCATCGCCTCGCCCAGCTCGACGAGGCCGGTGTTTGATGACGTAAAGCCTTTCGTCATCACATCCGCGACACGCTCAATCTCGGTGGTCGGCAGGTTAAATGCCGACTGCATGTTAGTGATAATGTCGGCGGCTTCTGCGATATCCACGTCGGCCGCGAGGCTGAGGTTTACGGTCGAACCGGTCGCAGCCAGCACGTCATCGGCGTTATAGCCCGAGCGTGCGAGCGTGGTCTGCGTGCGCGCTACATCACCCGGCGAAAAGGCGGTTGTCGCACCGATATCACGCGCCTGTTGACGAATGGCCGCGAGCTTATCGTCGCCCTTATCTAGCCCGAGGATCGCCTGCGTGCCTGACATCTGCTTGTCAAAACCGATACCCGGCGCAATAAAGCGTGACGCACCATAAAGCCCGGCGGTCGCCACCCCGACGCCCACCATCCCGGCATTACGTGCACCTGCGGCGAGCTGTTGCCCGGATTCATATCGGCTTTTTACCGCGCTGAGTCTGGCCTGTTGCTGACTGACGCGCGCCAGTGCATCACGTTGCCGGTTAAGCTGCGCGGTTGTTTCGCTGATGCTGGATTTCAGACGGCGCTCATCCGCCGACAGCGTGCGGGTGTTTATGCCAGCCTGCGCGAGCTCGGTGCGCTGGCGCTGTACCGACTGCCTGAGCCCGTTATATTTGAGCTGCAGGTCAACGGCGGATTTCTTTGCCGCCTCCATCGCGCGCGCCTGCGCGTTAGTGGGGTTTTCGGTGTTTTTAAAGTGGACGGCCAGCGCTGCGGCCTCCTGTTTCGCTTTGTTAAGCGACTGACCGGTCACGGCAAGCTGTGCGCTCGCTTTCCTGAATCCGTCAATTCGGGACGCCTGCGCATTCAGATCTCGCAGGGTGTTTTGAGAAGTGCGGATATCGCCAGCAAGGGATTTACTGGCGTTCTGGATAGCTTTGAGCGGTCGGCTTGCCCGGTCTACTGCGTTAAGCAGCACCTCAAGTCTGACGTTATTGCTCATGGTGGTTTCCGCTTCGCTGCAGCGCCTTATCGCGCCATGTGATGAGATCGGTCACGCTCAGGGAATAAAGCTCTGATGGCGGCCAGTGAAAAATCACCGCGATATCCGCCATCAGGTCATCGACCGACAGGTTATCGGGGAACGTCAGCGAGCCGAAGATGGCGATAAAAAACCAACCACCTTACCGGCGAACAAAATCAGGTCTGATGCTTCCAGACGCGTGACCTCATGCTCGGTGAGTGCCGGGTACGTCATGCGCGGCAGCACCTTAATCAGCGCATCGACGTCAGAATTTGCCAGCGAGGCCAGACTCACACCGCGCAGGGTTCCCGCGTTGGGTTTTGTGACGGTCACCTGTTCGATTTTCTGCTCACCGCGCATGATGGGGTTATCGAGGATCACAATGTTTGAGTTTTCGGTTTCGTTGATGTTTTCCATGATGTTAGTCTCGTCAAAGTTAAGTGACCGGCCAGCCTGATTGACCGGTTAAGGGGTTACAGGCCGATGGCCTTACGGTGTTCCGCCAGACGGTCGACACCGTCGACTTTCATCACCATATTGATGACGTCAATCTCGATGACCTCTTTCCCGTCAATCGTGAGCTGGTAGTAAGTGCACTCGGTCGAGATTTTGGTCGTGCCGCTTTCGCCCTGTTTGTTTTCGCCGCCGTCATACTCTTTATGACGGCCACGCATGACCACCTCAACGGCAGAAATTGTGCCGGTGTCATCGCGCTGGTATGAGCCGGTAAAACGCAGCGGCACGCTATCCGCACCCGGTGACGCGTACTGCGCCCACAGCTCGATATCAGGCAGACCGCCGAGCGTCCACTCAAGCGACAGCGCGTCATCATCGAGGCCGAGGTCGACGGAGACCGAGCCCGGCATACCGCCGCCACGGTATTTCTCAAGCTTTCGGGTCAGTTTTGGCAGGGTGACGGATTCAACGACGCCCATGTAGCTGAGACCGTCGTTAAACATGTTCAGGTATTTCAGTTTGCGTGGTAACGCCATGCTCTGAGCTCCTTAGCTGTTGACCGAGTCTGACAGGTTCGCCAGATAGGTATCGGTGATGCGCTGCCGCAGGGTCAGGTTTTCCAGCGGCGGGACGGGGGTGTAGTCGTAATCGATATACAGTTTCCCCGCCTTGAGCGTTTCCACGCTGTTTGACTCCGGGTCGTACCAGCAGGAGCCGTCAACGATATAGCCGTTGTTTTTCAGCTCGCGGAATTTCGCATTCATACCGGCGACGATGTCGCGGATAAGCGTTGCGGTGACGGGTTTATCAATCGCCCACGCGTGCGCCTCCGCCATCGTGTCGGCAAGTACCTGCGCCGTGCGGGTGTAGTTTTCAAACAGGAAAAGCGGGTCATCTGAGCAGGTACGGTTGCCCCAGAATTTAAAGCCGTCGTTACGAATAAGCGTGGTGACACCGGCCTGATTAAGGAGATTTGCGTCGGTGGCTTTCTCCTGCAAATCCCACGAGACCGAGGCGCTGACGCCGGTGACGCCATTCACGCCGACGTTAGAGAGCGTTTTGTGCCAGCCGGTCTCCTGGTCGATTTTGGCACGCAGGCCGAGCGCTCGGGCGGTCGCCCAAGCAATATCGGTATCGTTCGCCGTGGTGTCCCATGCCAGAAAATCAGGGTGAATGACCATCAGCTCGCGCTGGCTAAAATTCTCGCGGTAGGCAATGGCTTCAGAAATGGTCTTGCAGCCCCATGCGCTGATATAGCCAAACGCGCGCAGGCTCTGACAGGTTGCCGCGAGCGCGGTCGCCACTTCCTGAGGATCCAGCCCCGGCACGCCGAGAATGCGCGGTTTAACGCCGGTGACGGTTTTTGCAGCCAGCAGCGCTTTAAGCCCGGTGTATTTGCCGTTTTCGTCAGTCGTGCCGATGATGTTGGAAATGGTCTCTTTCTGCGCCGCTTCCGGGTTTTCCGGGTCGTCGATACCTTCGGCAACGCGCACAACCACAACGACCGGCTTGCACTGGTCGGCAATGGCCTGCAGGGATTTTGACAGGGTGCCAAGTTTACCGGCCTTACCGATAGCGTTTTGCACGCTGGTAATCAGCACCGGCTCATTAAGCGGGAATGTTGAGTCGTCAGCATCGCTGGCCGTGCAGACCATGCCGATGATGGCTGTAGAAACGGTGGAAATGGTGCGCGTGCCATCGTTAATCTCGATGACCTCGACGCCGTGATGATAGTCGCTCATCCGTTTAACTCCGTGGTGAAGGGGTGCAACTATTTTCTGCTGTGTGTGAGGAGTGAGAAACGAAAGGCCGTTGGGGAAGTGACAGCACAACGCGCAGTGACCGGTTGCCGTGTGAGGAAAGGGTTGTTGATCGTTATCAGCGATCAACAACGGTTAATTGATCGCTGATAACCATTATCAATGAGTGGGTATTGTCGCTATCGTTGCGCCATTAACGAGGGAGCGAGAATGACAATTTTACTCTGGGTTGTTGGTGGTCTGGCTGCATGGTGTTTCTTTGGCTTTTGCTGGCTCAGGCTGTTTGCCGGTGATGAAACAGAAAATGACTATGAAGAATGCCCCTACGACTAAACCCGCTTAACGCGGGTTTTTTATTAGCTTTTCGAGGGTGGCTCAGGCCATGCAATGTCTTCGGGCTTACTGGTATCAACCCTGTATAGTAATACCCGGTATCTCTTCCACGCCGATAAACTGGCCTTTTCAGCATCAGTAGCCATCGACTCATCGACGGCACCCTGCAGAACGGAAATGGCAAGCCCCGCATCCTCAATGAGCTGCTTTTGTGTTTGTTCAGCAAGCGTTGCCGCATCAGGCCGGATATCATAAAAAACGCCGTCCACGTATTTGAAATTCCCTGACACATCATCTGGCACGTTCAGGGGATCGACCTCGTAGACATCGCGCCCCTCCTCCATACCCATATACGAAACATCCTTTTCATAAGCGATGACAATCCCGTCATCATCCAGAGAGACCGCGCCTTTCCAGCCCGTTAAGGTTTCATACCAGTCCCGGCCATGCACATCCTGAAAATAGAGTCCGGTACGCATTACGCCGTTTATTTCAGCATGTTCATATTTATAAATAACTGGATTAATAAACGTATCCATATCTAATCCCCAAGGTTAACCCATGCGCCAGTTTGTTTATTCAGATACTGCATTTGACGGAAATAAACGCCGAGCTTGCGGCCATCACTTCTGCCGTTCATTTGAATTCCTGTGACTACGCAGCCTGCAGGTGATTCCCAGTTATCAAACCACGTATCAGTCGGGTTTCTGATTTGTTGACCACCCCGGCGGATACCATTAATAACCCCATATCGCGCATCACATTCAGCTTTCGTGTAAGCGCCTACATTACCTGCAGGGATCGCGATATTTGCCGTGCCGTTAAATGACACGCCTGCAATAGTGCGTGCGGTTTGTAATTTGGTTGCACTGGCTGCATTACCTGTCGTGCTCTGGTTCCCGCCAGTATTCACCCCCGGCAAATTAATGTTCGCCGTTCCGTCAAAGGCAACGCCACCAATCGTGCGCGCGGTCTGTAGTTTGGTTGCAGTGGCCGCATTACCTGTCGTGCTCTGGTTCCCGCCGGCATTCACCCCCGGCAAATTAATGTTCGCCGTTCCGTCAAAGGATACGCCACCAATCGTGCGTGACGTCTGTAATTTAGTGGCTGATACTGCGTTACCATTACTGGCTAGTGCGCCTATATCTGCAGGAGTGGGTTTATTGGCCGCGTCATACTGCTTTATCCAAGCTGACCACGTTCCGCTATATAACGAGCGGATGTAGGCGCGAGAACTGTTATAGATACGGTAAATCTGCGTAATACCTGCATGTTTATAAACCTCAAGTGAGCCTGCAGCAGTCTCAGGGTAGTTTTTGCCAGTTTGTGCCTGAGCGTTCGCAGGCTGGTAATACAGCCCCGGCGTGCTGTAGGCATTTAAATCCTCAGCATTACCAATCCCCACAGCCTGGCCGCTAAAGATATCCTGCGCGGTAATATTGATATCGGCACTCAGCGCCCGGCCATTGACCTTACGCCCTGACGGCACGCGACCGTTGGCGTTGTCATTCGCGGCCTTTACGGCTTTCGGCGTCGCCGCCAGCGCCTCAGACGTGCTGTCGGTCGCGCTGCTGAGCTGGACGATACCCTTTTGCGCCGTGGTGGCGTCCTGAGCCATGTACTTACCTTTAGCAAGGTCATACGCCGCCTTAACCGCTTTCGGCGTCGCTGCGACGCTCTCAGACGTGCTGTCGGTCGCACTGCTGAGCTGGACGATACCCTTTTGCGCCGTGGTGGCGTCCTGCGCCGTGTATTTCCCTTTCGCAAGGTCATACGCCGCCTTAACCGCTTTCGGCGTCGCTGCGACGCTCTCAGACGTGCTGTCGGTCGCACTGCTGAGCTGGACGATACCCTTTTGCGCCGTGGTGGCGTCCTGCGCCGTGTATTTCCCTTTCGCAAGGTCATACGCCGCCTTAACCGCTTTCGGCGTCGCTGCGACGCTCTCAGACGTGCTGTCGGTCGCACTGCTGAGCTGGACGATACCCTTTTGCGCCGTGGTGGCGTCCTGCGCCGTGTATTTCCCTTTCGCAAGGTCATACGCTGCCTTAACCGCTTTCGGTGTCGCTGCGACGCTCTCAGACACACTGTCGGTCGCGCTGCTGAGCTGAGTAAAACCCTTTGCGGTGAGCGTGGCGTCAGGATGGCGGCGGGACTGCTCATGCTCCGCGAGCCTGTCGTCGACGTAGTCCTGCGTTGCCATCACCGTTGAGGTATCAATCGTCAGCTCGACTGACTCGATGTCGCTCACCATGATAACCATACGCACGGTCTGCGCGCGCCCTGAGCCCTCTGCGAGCGCTGGCTTGTAGCTTTCGGCCATATTGCCGACCGCAATCAGTGTGCCGGTGTCATCATAGAGCCCGAGCTCGCGCATCCAGAAACCGCCGGTCTCCGGCGGGATAAGCAGCTCCGCCACGACGTAGTTTTTATTTTTTCTGTCCTGGCTGATTTTGTTCAGCGCATGACGCCAGACCTCTTTGACGAGTTTTGTCTGGTTCGGGTCAGGCACCGGCAGCGTGCCGCCACCGTCACCCACGGCCATCGCCGTCAGATTCACCTTTTTCCCGTCCGGGAGGGTCGCTGCAGCCAGTTTGATTGCACCGGCTTTGGTGATGACCGTTTTGTATTTCACTGTCATTGTGCTCTCACTTATCCGGGGTAAACCGTGATGATGTCGCCGTCATAGGACAGAGCGCCGGTGTAGAGGTAGCCGGGGATGTCCTGAATAATATTGAGGCCAATTAAATGGCGGCTGGCTGGCTTTGCATCGGCAATAAGCCGCTCCATTTCGTAGTACATTTCCTCGGTGATGCCCGTCTCCAGCACGCCGATATCGAGGCGAAACGTGCCGGGCGGGTCGTTTGTCTCCCACCATTCAGAGACGTTAATCAGGTAGCCGAGCGGCTCCACCACGCGGCGCACTGCGCCAATCGTCCCCTTGTGCGCGTGGATAAACCACGCCGCGCGGATCACTTCCCGCTTTGTGTCCTCAGGCCAGCTCTCATCCCAGCGGTCAACGGAAAACGCCCACGCCAGCCACGGCAGCAGGTTTGCCGGGCAGTCGTCAGGGCTCCAGAGACGGCGCAGGGGAACGGGTGTGTTTTCGATTTCAGCGCAGGCGCGCGCGGCGGCAACCTCCAGCGGCGAGGAGCCCACCGGCAACAGGCGGGTGTCATTCATCATTGCCCCCTATGGTGACGCTGTACTCGCTGCACCACGACGCCTGCGTGTCATCGAGCACAATGTCGGCCACCGGCGCGGCCAGCTCGACGCGCTGCACCCCTTCGACGTGAAGCGCCGCATAGATGGCAGATTTACGGATGTCACGCCCGAGCCGGTGCTGCGCGCTGATATATGCCTGCAGCTTTGCTTTTGCCGCACTGAGCACCGGCTCGCTTTCGGGACCGGGGTAAAGGTAAAGCGACGCGGTGATTTTATAGTCGACAATTTTTGCTGACTGCACGGTCACGCGGTCGGCCACCGGCCGGACGTCCTCGTCGTTAAGCGCAGTGCGCACGATGGCGAGCAGTTCGTCAGAAGCCACGCCGTTATTTTCACGAGACAGCACCGACACGGTCACACACGCAGGTTCGGGACTGATGACGGAAATATCAGCGACACGCCCGTCAGCGCTGCGGCCATGAAACTGATATGCGCCGGTTGAGCCTGCGGTACTCAGTCCCTCAAAAGCCTGTTGAATGCGCAGCCGGTAGTCGGTGTCAGACTCCATCACGGCAGGCGTCGGCGGTAATGTCGTGTCGTCCGCAGGCGTGATGACGAGGCGCTCGACGTTATAATTTCCGCCTATCTGGTCAAGGTCGGCATCTTCTGCATACGCCAGCATGACCGCACGCGCGGCCTCGTTTACGCGCTGTCGCCAGATAACTTCCCGATAGGCGTTTTCCTGCAGCAGCTTAACAATCGGCTCTGATTCGAGCGTCAGGGTGCGCGCGACGGCCTCCTGTTGTTCTTCTGGGTATAACGAGACGAGCGTTGCCTTGCGCTCGCTCAGGATGCTCTCATAGTCCAGCACTTCCACGACATCGGGCGCGGCGAGCTGGTTCAGGTCAACAATTGCCATAGCGTTTAACTCAGTGGAATGGTGAGGGAAAAGGGCTGGCCGTTAGCCGAGCGCGTGCCGGTGATGTCGACATACAGCCCGCCGTCATTCTCCGACCGCTCAAAGGTGATGCTTGTCAGGCTGACGCGGGGCTCCCATTTCTGGATCGCGGAATAACACGCGGCCATAATCTGCAGGCGAAGCGCCGGGGTCTGCGGCTGGTCAATCAGTGCTGACAGGAGCGAGCCGTATTCACGGCGCATGACGCGCGAGCCAACCGGCGTAACCAGAATGTCGCGCACGCTTTGCCTGATGTGCTCGACCTCAAAGATACTGAGGCCGGTCTGGCTGTTCATTCCCAGATAACGCACCGTCATTTAGTGCCCTCCGTCCAGCTTCCGCCCCGTTCGACGCCGCCGTGGTCGTGGTCATCCACCTGCACGCCGTTTGAGGTAAATATCCCGCCGGTGTGCTCGATGTTCCCGGTCATCTTCCCGCCTTGCTTCACTTCGAGCGTGCCGGTCGTCAGCTTGTTGGTGCATACCACCTCGGGCGTATCGAGCGTGATGCGGGTTTCGGCTTTCACCAGCACCACCGGCACGGTGGCCGTAATGGAATCCGACGCGGTGACGTCGGCGGTTTTTATGCCTGACACGGTGAGCGCCCCGTTTTCGGGCTCATACTCAATAACCGCCCCGTCAGGAAAGGCAACATGAATCGCATCGGGCGAGGCAGACGGCGCGTGATGGTCATCAGAGAAAATGCCCGGCAGCACAAAGGCCGTATCGAGCTCGCCACCGATGGCCAGCAATAACACCTGCTCACCGACCGAGGGAGCCCACCACACGCGAGAGCGACCGGCGCGAGAGGTGAGCCAGTTAAGCCAGGTGGTTTGCATCCCGCCAGTCTGGACACGACACACCCCCTCGGCGAGGTTAACGTCGGTCACAATGCCGGTGCGGATAAGGTTGCGGATCGCGCGTGCGATTTCCTGCAGAGAGTTTAAATTATTCATGAGAGAAAGGATGCCGTAATATAATTACAACGGCTATGAAAAAGGTTTTTGTAGAGCGTGAGACAACAAGCCTCATACAATATTAGTACTATTAATTTTCATTATAATAAGGAATTAAAATGCAATTATTTTATTTAACCAAAAATAGCACACTCCATTTCACGCAAATCATAAAAAAAAGGGTGCAGTTAAAGCAATAATTATAAATAGCACCCTCAAACACTCTAGCCTTCAGATAAAATCAAAAATATCACCAAAATTATCACCCTGCACACTCAACCTACCAAGATCAGATAACTCATAGAGCTTTCCGTTAATATCAAATATAATAATATCTACTTTAGCGATTGTTTTTTTGAAGTTTTCAGAGTAAAAATCATATAAATCACCAGTTGAACTCAACTTTGTTTTTGCCTGAGTATGGTTATCATAGAATATATTACTCAATGTTGCGCACTTTAACTTAGCCTGAAAATCATGCTTCAATTTTTCAATCTTTTCCTTGAGATTGATATTCAAGGAGGTCACATGCACACCCGCAGGTAGAACACTTCTAACTATGTCTGATGCATATTTTATATTTCTAGGAGGATTAATAAAAACCAAAGAATTCAATGAATTATACCGCACAAGAAATTGAAACTTGTAATAAGAAACCTCTTGAATCAAACTTACTTCACCTAAAGGTGTTTCAATCTGTCTTTCCAGTGTATTTTTTTCAATATATTGAACTTTACAACCATCGAAAAAATCATCTTGCAAAACGAACCCAAAGCCATCTTGATCATTATAAGGCCTGGCGTTAATTTTATTTACCACGTCATTCTTATTAATATAAATATCAGTGGAAAAAAATTTGAGTTTCATTCTTTTGCCCCCTCTGAAGTTAATGTCACAGGAACCATTGGAGCTATAGTAATTTTATTTAACTCTTCAATTATCATGTCATTGACTTTAAAGATCCTCTCTTCTAGGACATTCATAATTTGGTCAAATTCATGACTTTCAACTTTTTCTTTATCTTCACCTGAGAACGAGTATTGCTTATGAAGAATCTTTATCTTAATATCCTTACAAAAGTGTTTATCTTCAAATCCGATTTCAAAAGTGATTATAGGGTTGTTCACAAGAAAAGTTACTCTTGACTTCCAGCGGATCAAACTCCGATAAAATCCTTCATTACAAAGCTCTTCTATTTGCTTTGCATCGACTAATGAATGACCATCATAGGATGCGTTATTTATTCTAAATACACGATTTTGAGAATCTATTTCTTTACCCTGTTCAAAATCATCATTATCTTTTTCGACAGCATTTATTTCTTCACTGCCCCCTGCATCCGCATCCGCATCCCCATCCGCATCCGCATCCGCATCCGCATCCGCATCCGCATCCGCATCCGCATCCGCATCCACATCTGTATCTGTATCTGTATCTGTATCTGTATCTGTATCTGTATCTGTATCTGTATCTAAATCTGCACTATTTGAGCCACTAACACTGTCCAATTTTATTTTTATTAGACTTAGTCTAACTTTCTCCAGCCCGGAATATATTAAACCATCCTCCGCCAAGCGGTTATCAAAATCATATATCTCCTTTGCAAACATATTCCTTAGTCTTTGATCAGAAACATGAGACCAGTCTATAAATTGTAAAGTTATAGATTTTAAAACATTAGCCTTATAGTGAAGGAGAATATCATTAAGAATACTTTTTATTTTTTTTGTTTGTGTAAACCTTATTGATGTAAAGTTTTTAGTTTTAAGAAAGCTTATCTTACCACCGTTAAGTTTTTTTTGTTGAAATTTACCTCTCCGGAAGTCATATTCAGTATATTTTATATCAACATTATACTTGCCTATCAGCCCTGAATGTTCAATAATTTCATCTTTAAACTTCGCACCTCTTGCTTTAATTACTGCCTCAACCACATCATAAAGCATATTAACATCAAAGCCATCATAAACACGAAGGATTGAATAAATCTCATGGTTAGTGTTTGTAGCTAATTTATCTTGTATTGAAACCACATGAGAATATGAAAAGGGAAGCTCGGAAACTTTTTCAATTAATGCATCCCTCTCAATCCCTGCAGAAAATAAAACCCCACGATTGAATGCAATCTGCCTGATGGAATTATCAGATAATTTAATCTTATTTGACTGCAACGCCGTATAAATGTCACTATCGGTAGAAAATATTGTCGCTTGATATTTATTCATTTTTTCTCTCCAGAAAAGTCACACAATTTATTGACATCTTTACTGATCACCCTAAAAGGAAAAATACTGGATGTCGTATTATCAATAGATATGTTGTGCAACTGCCTCCTGAGATTATTCAGTTTATCTAATGTAAATGAATATAGTTTCGAGTAAGTATTTATTGCATTATCCAAATATTTTGTCGAATCAGAACTAAATGGAGTCACTATAAATATCTTATCAAATTGGTTTAATAATTGATAATTAAATATGTATTCAATCAAAAACACAAACTGCTCTTCTTTATCTACTTCCTCCTTCCAATAAATATTTAGTATTTTATTAGTTACAGTCGCCCCATTATGATCACGAATAAAATCATGAGAGTACTGAAAAAAAATCATCCCTGATGTTATCATTTCCAGGGTGGCTGGTAACATTCTGCCTTTCGAAGCTAATTTATTATGCTTATCTGGATAAAAGAAACCGCACTGTTCCCAAGCAGGTATTTTCTCCCATAAAATTTCCAACAACTGCCCATTAAAACAATCATAATTCCGACGTTTTGATATATCTTCAGTGACACTCATCAGGAACCTTATAGATTTGGGATCCATAATAAAAAGATAAGAATCAATAGGAAAATGCAATTCCGCCTTTAGAATGGTTGAAAGCTTATTCAATAAATCGTTATCATATTCATTATCATGATTATAGATAAACAACATCCCGTGAACTTGGAATTTTTCTTTCTTTTCTGAAAGAAATAAATCTCTCCATTCCTGACTTCTTACACTACATTCTACTTGCTGTGCTAAACTCTTAATTGTTTTTTGTATTTCAGTGTATTGATAAGATTCTATTGTGCTCTTTGAATAAGATTTGAGATCAGTCTGAATGTATTGATAAATATCAGTATATGGATCCTTATAAAAGAACACAACATCTGTAGGATGTGTCTTCTCCTTTTGATTATGTTTTAAATGCGTGTCTAAACAACACGCCCAGTTCAAATCTGTATGCTTGCTAAACTGCCATTTAAGTTCTCTAAAAATTTTAGATGAAATAATTCCGGCAACCGCATCAATGTTCTTGGTTTCCGCCACAAAATCCCCCTCTAATTTAGTTTAAGTTACAGCATGTTGTTATCGATTTTATAAATTTTCACAAAAACAAGATAAAAACAATCACAATTCTCATTGCATACATACAAGACATTGATTTTAATCATATAATTTTATCTATTACGTTCTAAATACTTAATAACTATCTCCTCGATAAACTGAGTTTCAGTGGCACCGAACCCTAATAATTGCCTTTCTGGATACTGCACGTCCTGAGCGTGTACGTTTGGCCGGTCCTTAAGTCCGTACTGATGCACCCGTGCAACTCGTTGCACCTTGCCTGTAAACTCCACCACAGCAGCATTGTTACTGGCACTGGCTTTCATGTAGCGTCTGGTTCGTAACTTCTGGAACATCGCCCGTTTAATCCGCCCGGTCTTAGCCCTGAGAGGCTTACGCTTTCGCGCCTGATACGGTGAGCCGTCCGGGGCTTTTTGCTGTTTGATGCGTTGCTGCTGCGCCGCTCTGAGCTGTTTCGCAATCTCACCGGCAAGCTTTCGACGCCCTGCGGGTGACAGAGCAGCAAGCAGTCCGGCGAGCTGGTTATCAAAAGGCTTAAAGTCACTCATCCCATTTGCTCACCAGTTCGCCGTTAATATAGAGCTCTTTCGGCCGAGTGACGGGCTCAGGCAGTGGCGGCTCCGGGGCATAGCTGACATGCAGCGCGCCGTTTTCCTCCTTGATGATGGTGCGCTCGGTGAGCTGCAGGCTGATGCTGATATCGACACTATCCTCGTTGTTCAAATCCATCTGGAAGCCGTAGCCCTTTTTGCGTCCCTCATCGAGCGTACAGATATCCGGCTGGTTTTCCCTGATCCATGCGGCCACTGGCACGAATATCAAATCAGGGTCGCCCACAAAGTCACACACGATCACATTCAGGGTGTAAATTTTCTCGTGGGACAGCGAGGCCGCGAGCCGCGCATCGATATTCCCCTCATCAGCAAAAATGCGCATCATCTCGGGATTGGTTTTAAGCTGCGGGACAGCGTCAGTTAACGCCTTGCGCAGGCTGATTGCTTTCTTCATCGAGTTTATCCTGACAGTCTTTGACGGTTTCAATCTGCAGCGCGCATGCCGCGAGCGCGTGCTCAAGCCTGCGGATATCAGCACTCAGGTCGCCATTAACGACCGGATCGCTTTCCGGCATCGGGCAATAGCTCACCTTCGGGCAGGCGCTGTAAACAATGACCGGCGGAGGCGCAACCGGCGCGGGTGTGCAGCCTGCGCACAACATCAGGCAGCCTGTCGCTATACCAGCGGCGTAACGTTTCATTCTCATTAATCAGCCTCGTAATGGTTTCTTCCCGTCGCACGGCCATTGCACCGGCGGCGATTAACTCACCGCGTAAAGTGACCTGCGCGGTTTCGTTTTTCCTGGCAATTCCCTGCGAAACGGAAAGCTGGTTTTTCAGCATCCCGATCACGTTTTTCTGTTCAACTGCCACCTTGTTTGCCCGTTCAAAGGAGCGCATCAGGTTGCCGTTTTCATGACGCTGCCAGAGCACAACCGCCATCAGCGCGGCCAGTAAAAACAACATCACTTTCATTGCATACCCCTGATGCAGTAGGCACGCTCACGCTCGCGGCGATTTTCCAGCCCTTTATTGATTGAGCCATTCACATAAACCCAACGGGTGAGCTGGTCGCACGCCTGCCACCATTGATGACGCTTGATGTACGAGACCAGCGTTGAGCGGCAGGCCGCGCCGGTTCCCACGTTGAATGAGAAGCTGACCAGCGCGTCGTAAACGTGCTGCGGCATTTCTACCGGCGCGCAGACCGCGAGACGTTTCTCGACGGTCATCACATCCGCGACAAGGTTCGCCGCCGCCTGACGCTCGGTGATGTCCCCTTTAGGGACGACGCCTGCAGTGTGGCCGATGCCTGACGTCCACACTCCCGCGCTGCACTGGTAAGGCGTCAGGCGACAACCTTCGAGGTCGGCAATCAGCGCCAGCCCCTCGGGCGAGGTGTTAAGCAGTCGAAAGTCAGGCATCAGCGCCGCCAGCGCCAGCACTGCGGCCACACTGCAACGTTTAACGATTGATTTCACGAATAGCCCCCTTATCGAGTCCGATTGACGTCAGATAGAGATAGGTTTTGCGCTTAAACCAGTAGTTCGTCAGCGCGGTAAAAATGGCGCATCCGCCGCCCACGTAAAGCGCCATCTTTTCGGGTGAAATTGCCCCGAGATACGCCAGCGCAACGGCCAGCCAGTAGGCGATAAACGTGGTGATTTTTTCCATGCTCAGTCCCATAGATTCACCGTTTCGGTTCTGGCCGCGCTGTCGGTCTCGGGCAGCTCAATTGCCGTGCCGTGCGGCAGAATGACGCCGAGCTCAGACAGGCCGGGGTTAGCCTCCAGCACGGTTTCGACTACGCCCTCAGTTCGCCCGTAATAACGGGCGCAAATCGCGTCGAGGGTGTCGCCCTGCAGCGCATATGCTTTCATCAGATTTGCCCCACAATACAGCGCGCTTTGTCCTGGATACGCGCCACTGACCAGCGCATATCCCGCCACATCTCATCGATAGTGCTGTCGATGCTGTCGGCCTTTTTGTCGCCTTTGGCGGTCGCATCCACGCCGCGAAAGCGCTCATAGAGCGTGGCCGTCGTCATGGCACACACGGCGTTGAAATAGTGGAAAACGCGCACGCTTTCACCGTCGAGCTGGTCGGTCGGGACATCCGCCAGCGTGGCGTGACCGGCTTCGAGCTGAATTTCGCGCCAGTCGCTCAGCTCCGCGTTCGTCTCCGCGATGGCGGTCTTAATCGCCCGGCGCAGGCGCACGGGGGAAACGGTCTGCTCTAACCGCATTTCCTCCCGCACGCGCTTCGGATCCACGTCAGGAAAAAACGGGGTGTTTTTGATTACCGGCTCGCTCACGCCCGGTGGCGGTATCACCACGCCCGGCACATCCTGCGGCTCTTGTTTTGGCTCAATAATCAGCGTCGTCATGACAACCTCGGGTAATGGGTGGGCGGTGGACGCCGTTCGCAGTCAGGGTAAGGAATACCCGCATTGAACGGCGTGCCGCCCGGCTCGGGGAGCGCTCGGTTAACCTGCGGCTTTTGCCGCCTTTGGTGGACGCCCGCGCCGTGCCGCCGGTTTAGCGGCAGGCTTGCGCGTGCGCGGTTGAGTCGTTTTGGTTTTCGGGGCGGGTTCGGGTTTTGGCCTGAGCTGACGCGCTAACTGCTCGATATCCTTTTTCACCCCGATAGTGCTTTCTAACTGGATCGCACGCTGCAGGTGCGCCAGCGCCTCGGGCAGTTGCTTCGCATCACGCAGCACGTAGCCGGTGATTTTGTGCAGCTTCGCACGCACGATATCGGGCATATCCGCGCGCTCCGTCAGCGCAATGGTGTCGAGCAGGTTCGCCAGTTCGACCGGCTGTTTTGCAGCGAGCAGGCGCTGCGCGGCGAGCGTGACCTCTTCGGCCAGAAGGCACGGCGTCGGACGGCGACCAACCGGCATGGTGAGGCCGTAGGTCATGGCGTAACGGGCAATCTCCAGCGCCCCGGTGATATCGTCAGCATCGAGACGCCACAGCATGACCGTCATGACGATGTCATCCTGCGCCCCTTTACCACGTTCGAGGACGCCAGCCACCCACGGCAGATAGAACGGCAACAGCTCGCGTTTTTTTGCGGCTTTACGCTCTTTTGAACTGATTTGTTTTAGCGTGCGGTTGTCTGCGGCCAGCTTAACGAGCATCTGCTCATAGGCAGTTGCATTGCGCAGCGGGACAGCAGCCCGCCGCGCTGTTTCAGAGGCCGAGACCCGCATCATGTGACGCGCTGCGGGACTTGTCATGGCTTACTCTCCGCTTTCCGGTGCAGCAGGTGCGGTGAAATCACCGAGCGTGATATTTTCAATCAGGCACCCGGCGGCGTAAGCCTCGACCACGTAGTCGATATTCATTGACTCGTAGTTTTCGACGCGGTCTTTTTTCGGTTCTTCGATGATGGCGCGGCGGTGTGCGTCATCCATGAAGTAAATCGACAGGTTGTCGAGACGCGTCACCATCAGGGCATTTGCCGGGAAGTAAGGCACGCGCACGGCTGGCAGGTTGCCGATTCGCTTCTGGCTGATGATGATGTCAGCGGCCAGCGACTCGGTGTTTGCCTGCTCTTTGTTAACGATAGGGAAATATTTATCCGCCATCAGCTTACGCCCGGTGATGACAACCAGCTCCGGGTCATCCTGATAAATCTCGTCAATCAGATTGCCGGTGGCATCCATGACCAGCGCGTCGAGGTTCGCATAGTCGCCGTTTTTACCCACGCGGATCACTTCAGAAATTACCGCCCCTTCCTCGTCGGTAATTTTTGACATCACGCGCGCTGGCGCTTCATTGCGGTACTTCTGCAGCCAGCCGGTCGCCACGTCCTGCAGCATAGGGTTTTTCGCACGGTCAGACGTCGCCGCGCGCTCGATGCCGTTGAAACCGGCCATGATGAAATCCAGCGACTGACGCTTGATAATCGCGTCGCGGATACGGGTCTGGAAGTCCTGGAATCGCGCCCACAGGTCGAGCTGTTTGTAGCGGATATGGAAGTCAAAGTTAATCTGCGCGCACTCGTATTTGTTAGACTCCAGCGCGGTGAAATCAGCGGTTTTACGCTCGTCGTCACCGGTGGTGTCGGCAGTGCTGGCAATCGTACCGTTAACGCCAACCCCGACTTTTTCGCCTTTCAGCTCGTCGACCGGCACGATGTTGATTTTGGTCAGAAACGCGGATGACATCTGCAGCGTGGTCATCAGGGTTTGCGTGACCGACGGCTCGACGGTGAATTTCTTCGCCACGTCATCGGTGGAAACGCCGTTCAGCTCCGCAACGCGGGACAGGTAGGCATTGAATTTGAAGCGGGTATCTTTACGCATGTTTTTTCCTGTTCAGGTAATAGGTATCAGGCCGGGCAGCACGCCCGGCGGATTATCAGCAGTTGGTCAGCAGCTCGTCGCCCGTACCGCCTTTTGAAAGCTCGCGGCGCGGCTGTCGCTGGCTTTCGGTGTTATCGAGGGAGTTTTTGAGGTCATTAAACGCCTGCGCGCTTTCATCAGCCTTGCTGGTCACGTCCTGCTTAAGCTTCGCCAGTTCGGTTTCCAGCTCGGTGACGCGCTGGTCAGTAGCGGTGAGATTGGTTTGCACCAGCTCGGTGACGGTGGTGACAGCCTCATGCACATCGGCGAGACGTGCATCATCACTGGCCTGTTTGCGGCCAAAAATGGCTCTCACCTTATCGGTCAGACTGTTGAGCATGGTGTCGGGAACATCCTCAAACTCCAGCTCAGCCAGTGAGGCCACAGAAAAAACGTCGTCCGGCTGGTCTTTTTTACCGGCGAGCGGGTTCTGCGCGGCGCGGCTGCAGAATTCGAGGTATTCGGTGCCGAGGCTTGCCGGGTCATCGGTGACGGCAAGGCCAACCAGGTAACATTTGCCGCTGTTGGCAAAGTTCGGGCGGATCTCCATGGAGGTGTAAACCTTCTGTCCGGCCTTAACCATGCTGACCAGCTCGTCGAGCGGCTGGATTTTGCCAAACAGCGCTTTTTTGCCATCGAGCGCAGAGCCATCGCTGATAATCTCCGCCTTAAGCTCGGTAACATCGCCATAGCGTTTAAACGAGCTGTCAGGCATCAGCCCCCGGATATGTTCGAGGTTAATGCGGCAGCCGTAGACGCGCGGGTCGAACGTGTCGGCCATATCCTGAATATCATCGCCGCTGATGACGCGGCCATCGCAGGTGTCACCCTCGACGCCGATGCGAAACCATTTAGAAACTTTCTTTGCCATTGTTCAGGTGTCCTGATGTTGGGTTTTCGGGCCGGGTTAAGTTTCCCGACTCTGACCCGTATCAGCCACCGCTTACGATCCGATTAGTTCCTACACAACAAGGGTTTAGCGATAATACCCAGCCATTTACTTAGCCTTGCCCCGTGACAAAAAAACGAGGTAAGCATGACCATTTCAACTGACCTTTCACTGCTTAATGACCCGCGACGACAGGCACGGCTGTTGTACTGGCAGGGATTCGCCGTGTCGCAAATCTGCGACATGCTGCAGCTCAAGCGCCCGACCGTGCAGAGCTGGAAACAGCGTGATGGATGGGAGGAAACCGCACCAATTAACCGCGTTGAATCGACGTTGGAGGCGCGACTCATCCAGATATACGCCAAGCCCAACCTGACGGCGCATGACTTTAAAGTCGCTGATTTTCTGTCGCGCCAGATGGAGCGCCTTGCGCGCGTGAACCGCTACGGCCAGACTGGAAACGAGGTGGATTTAAATCCCAATATCGCCAGCCGCAACAAGGGGGATCGCAAAAAGCCGAAACGAAACTATTTCAGCGAAGAGGCAATTGAGAAGCTGGAAGAGATTTTCTTCGACCAGTCGTTTGACTATCAGCTCAGGTGGCACAAAGCCGGGTTAGAGCATCGCATCCGTCATATCCTGAAATCCCGCCAGATTGGCGCGACGTTCTACTTTGCGCGCGAGTCGCTCCTGCGCGCCCTTAAAACCGGGCAAAACCAGATATTTTTATCAGCCAGTAAAACGCAAGCTTACGTGTTCCGTAAGTACATTATCGCCTTTGCGCGTCTGGTCGACGTCGACCTGTCAGGCGACCCGATTGTCATCGGCAACAACGGCGCAGAGCTGATTTTCCTCGGGACCAATTCCAACACCGCGCAGAGCCACAACGGCGACCTGTATGTCGATGAAATTTTCTGGATCCCCAATTTCCAGAAGCTGCGCAAAGTCGCGTCGGGCATGGCCTCGCAGTCGCACCTGCGCACCACCTATTTTTCGACTCCGTCCACGCTGGCGCACGGTGCATACCCGTTCTGGTCAGGCGAGCTGTTTAACCGTGGCCGCAGTAACCGCGACGAACGTGTCGACATCGATATCAGTCATCAGGCGCTCGCCGGTGGCGTGCTGTGCGGTGATGGACAGTGGCGGCAGATTGTCACCATTGAGGACGCGCTTGCCGGTGGCTGTACCCTGTTTAACCTCGACCAGCTTAAGCAGGAAAACAGCGCGGATGACTTCCGTAACCTGTTTATGTGCGAGTTCGTCGACGATAAGGCATCGGTATTCCCGTTCGAGGAGTTGCAGCGTTGCATGGTCGATGCGATGGAGGAATGGGAGGATTTCGAGCCGTTCGCCGACCGTCCGTTTAACTGGCGTCCGGTCTGGATTGGCTATGACCCGTCACACACCGGCGACAGCGCAGGCTGTGCGGTGCTGGCTCCTCCGCTGGTTGCCGGTGGCAAGTTCCGCATTCTTGAGCGTCACCAGTGGAAAGGCATGGACTTTGCCGCGCAGGCCGAGGCCATCCGGGCGCTGACCGAAAAATACACCGTCGACTATATCGGCATCGATGCGACCGGCATCGGCCAGGGTGTTTACCAGCTCGTGCGCTCATTCTTCCCGGCGGCGCGCGCCATCCGCTACACGCCGGAAATGAAAACGGCGATGGTGCTGAAAGCAAAAGACACCATCAGGCGCGGGTGTCTGGAATATGACGCCGGTGCAACCGACATCACTCAGTCGTTTATGGCTATTCGCAAAACGATGACCAGCAGTGGCCGCAGCGCCACCTATGAAGCCAGCCGCAGCGAGGAAGCCAGCCACGCGGATGTCGCGTGGGCGACCATGCACGCGCTGGTAAACGAGCCGCTTTCCGCCGGTAGCGGTATGCAAGCAACTACAATTCTGGATATTAACTACTAATGAAAAAACGCCAACAGAAACAACCAAAGCATACCAACATGACCGCCAGCGCACCGCAGAAAATGGAGGCGTTCACCTTTGGCGAGCCGTCACCCGTTCTGGATCGCCGCGATATCCTCGACTATGTCGAGTGCATCAACAACGGCAAATGGTACGAGCCGCCGGTCAACTTCTCCGGGCTGGCGAAAAGCCTGCGCGCCGCCGTGCACCACAGCTCCCCGGTTTACGTTAAGCGCAACATTCTGACGAGTACCTACATCCCGCACCCGTTGCTGTCACGTCAGGATTTCAGCCGCCTTGTGCTCGATTATCTGGTCTTTGCCAACGGCTATCTGGAAAAGCGTTTGAGCGTCACCGGCCAGCTCCTGAAGCTGGAAACCTCCCCGGCCAAATACACCCGCCGGGGTGTCGAAGAGGACGTTTACTGGTACGTGTCGGACTACACGCACCCGCACCAGTTCGCGCCCGGCTCGGTGTGCCATTTGCTGGAGCCCGACATCAATCAGGAGCTCTACGGGATGCCGGAATACCTGAGCGCACTCAATTCAGCCTGGCTGAATGAATCCGCCACACTTTATCGTCGCAAGTATTACCAGAACGGCGCGCACGCGGGGTACATCATGTATGTAACAGACGCTGCTCAAAACAGCACCGACGTTGAAGCAATCAGAAAAGCCATGGCTAACTCGAAGGGAATGGGGAATTTTAAAAATATTTTCCTCCATGCTCCTAACGGTAAACCGGATGGCATCAAGATTATTCCGCTGAGTGAAGTCGCCACTAAGGATGATTTTTTTAACATCAAGAAGGTGAGCGCCGCCGACCTGCTCGATGCGCACCGCGTACCGTTCCAGCTCATGGGCGGCAAGCCTGAGAATATCGGCTCAATGGGCGATATCGAGAAGGTGGCGCGTGTGTTCGTGCGTAACGAGCTGACGCCGCTGCAGGAGCGTTTCAAAGAGATTAACGATTGGTTAGGAATGGAGGTGATCCGCTTTAAGGATTACAGCATCGAGACCGACTAAACCCAGCCAGAATGCCGCCTCCGGGCGGCACCCCCTCAGAACGAGCCAGCCGCCGCACACGCGGCGCAACTGCGCCAACACCTCATTGCCGACCGCATCCAACAGCGCGCCACCACGACGCGCACAGACGCGTAAAATAAATCCTGTCACCACGCCCGGCGCGCAGTGCTATCCCCGCCTCGCCTGCGCGCTTAACGGGTCGCTTTTAATGCAGGTGCATCAGGAGCCCCGAGCCGCGCCAGCGCTGGCGCTGGCTGGCAAATCCTGAAATAAAAAACGAATGCAAAATCATGCAATGTTGCATTTAAAATGAGGTAGGAAAATACAAGGTTGCTAGGAGCAATTTGTAATTGCTCTAATTTCACTTTACACCTTTGAAAGCGGCATAAGCACTACCCAAAGCTGCAAGCGCAGAAAGCAAAGTAGCAAAAAGCATCTTTCTTTGACTGTCTGCATTAGCTTTGTAACGTACTTGTTCCTTGTTAATGTCCGAAAGTGTCGTAATAGCTTTTCCCGTTGGCTTATAAGTGTGTTGGAATTCAATAATGTCGCCACTTTGTACAAGGGAGTCCAGACACAGTTGAAGATCTTTTTGCATTCGATCTTTATCATCATGATAAATCCATAACTTACCAGCAACATCATTCATTATTTGCCACTTACTAAAATGGTTTTCGCCTACTTGCTCTCTATAAATCCTTACCACTGAGCTTAAAACGCTCATGACATCTGTAATATCTTGCTTACGTTGCCTATATAGATATTTCTCTCTACTGAACTGAATATTTTCCCAGTCAGACTTAACCCTAAAACTAAATTCCGAAAACCAACTTAAATCTGATAAAGAATTAAACCTCAATTCATGAGCATGGTAATAATAAATACCTGAGAAGGAAATTAAAGTAAGTTCTTTAGGGTTAAGCACGGCGTCGATACAAAACATCTCTTCATTATCATCCCATCTACGTGCAATCACTTGCCCATCCGTGTAACGATCGAATAAGTATCTGACCCCTTGATTATCAACTATATACACCGAATACATGTCATAATGTATTGCATTCTCATACATCAAACTTATTTTCCCATTATCGGGAGTTCTTTTTTTCTCAAATTTTTCAAGTGACTTGATAATGCTCATATGACACCGCACTCATGATTATTGATTTAGACGGATTTTAGCCATTTAAGAAGGACACTACCAGCATATCAATCCACTCTTCAACGGATGCATATTTGAATTTTTTATCTCCGTAAATCACTGTTGCCCCACGTGCCAGCGCGTCGAGTTCCCACCGTTCCGGGGTAATGCCCTCCTGAGCCAAATCGAAACGAATTTTTGCGACGCGATCTCTTTCGGGCTTCGTCATCCTGGCTGATGGCGCTTGTTCGCTCGTTTTAAGCGGCGCATTGCTTCTTTGCTGGCGATTTTTGCGCGGTGCACCAGCTTTTAACGCGCCGTTAAGCACTTTCACGACGTCTGGCTCATTCCAGCCGATAACCTCGTGCTCAATCAGATTTAACACCGCTGCGGCTTGCTCAGACGGTGTGGGGGTCATAACTGGATCGCCACCGCCGGTGAGCTTTCCACAGTTATTGACAGGACTCCGAGGCGCGGCAGAGCCGCTTTTTAAGGTCAAAGGCTCAACGGCCAAAATCTTTGGAACGATTCGCCATTCGGCTGTACGGGTTACATGGACCCGGTGCGCCCCGAGATGAGGGGCATAAATACCGACCACCCTCTCGATATCTTCTTCGAACTCATTAACCTCATCCGTCACCTTACGGGCGACTCTGACGGCCTGAGCATCACGCGGCATGTTTGCCCCACCCTGCGCGATGATGTACCGCTCAAAATCACCCTCATCTGCAGCAGCTCGCGCGGCCTCTACCCTGTCGTCAAACTCGTTGGCGATACTCACCCCACGCGGCAGCTTGCGCAGTTCGCGGTAAGCGCCCATCGTCGGGAGGCCAATCGGTTTAAACTGCGGGATGCGCCATGTTGACGCCCATGCGGTGACGGCTGCGGCCGTATCTTTCAGGGGCTTGCCGGTGTCGTGGTCGAGCTGGCCGTCGAGCGCGTAGCCGTCGATATTTTTGGCAATGTATTTAGCGATATAACCCGCCGCGCCGCCCTGATTAAGATGACGGGACTCAAAGCGCTGTTTTGCCGCGCCCTTTTCGTGTCCGTCCTCTTTGAGGGCATAACGACGCATAATTTCGTTGATGGCTTTACGTTGACCTGGTTTGCAAAACAGCATCATATGCCAGTGTGGCGTGCCGTCGTGGTGCGGTTCGACAACTCGCATTCCGTAAACCTCTAAATCGTTATCTTTGAACGCGGTACGCATCAGGCTCCAGATTCGGCAGAGATAGCGCTGGCCGTCTTTTGGCGTAAATGCGGTGTCGTTCCAGCCGTGATTGAGCTGCACTGTTTTGCTTTCGCCTTTGCCGACCTGTCGGGTCGGATGGTATTTCGAGGGTGTGGTCAGGGTGATAAACATCCCCACATCACCGGCGCTGGCCGCGTAGCGCTCAATCCCGGCGATGGTATTCATCAGCTCCATGCGACGTATTTCAGGGTTAGAAATACTCCCCATAACCTTGCTGATGAGGTCGATACGTTCACCGGTGACTTTGTTTTCCAGCTCGCAGGATTTGAGGTATTCGAGATTAGCCAGGCGGCGCGCGTGAACATCGCGGATCGCTATTTTGCTTGCGTAAGGTGAACGGTCTTTGTTGACCTCACCTGCTGCGATGAGCAGCGCCTCGCGCCAGCGCATCCGCTGCGCCTTGAGCTGGTTGACCCACCACTCGTCTTTAATCAGTCGTGAAATAGCGGAAAATGCCATGCGGATCGTCATCTGACCCTTACGGTATTTTTTCCAGAACATCGGGGTGATGTTAAATGCGCGAGCAATACCGGCCACTTGCCCGTATAGGTGCGACTGAGCTTCATCGGTGAAAAGTGTCTCATTCCCGCCGTAAGCCTCCGCCCATGCGTCGCTTAACTCCTCGTATTTGCTCCAGAGCTGAGAGGCAATTCTGGCTGCAAATTTCCTGAGCTCTTTGTCATTCATATCTGGTAAGCGCGCATACTGGTCGCGCTCGGACAGAAACCCAATCGAGGCGGTTTCATTCATCCCGCACAGCTCATTAACACGCTCAAGACGTGGCAGCAGCTTGCGCTCAAACGTGTTTTTAAGGAAATACAGCCCACCTAAAGGGCTCTTTTTACGGCGGATGAAGTTATAACGCGATGTAAACAGCGTTTGCAGGAAAAACGGCAGACGGTCAATCCGGTTTAAAACACCTTGCACCTGACGGAGTTCGGCACGTGTAAGGGGTCTGTCGCGGCCAATGGCCTCTTTGGTGACGTTATTCCAGGGATAAGCACCAACGAATGAATCACTGGTGCCCTTCAAAAATGGTGGTGGTGGCGAGGGGGCAACACGCCCCCGAGTTTCGTTGGACATATTATTTAAAAGCGTCCAGACATTGCTTCCCCATGCGTTCAATCCGAGCTTCCAAAGCTGAGAAGCCAGTAAGATCGCTGGTCAAAAGATCATGCAATACTAGGCCTGAGATAAGCTTAGGGATAGTTGGGTAGTAACCCACAACGTCCAGCCAATCCTTGCCTTTGTTCTTCCCGGATGTTGCGGTCTTCTTCTCCTGCAAAATGAATTGATAGCGGTCACTGGTGATGACGTATTGGTTATTAATCTCGATGTGTATGCTCATTTTTGCTTCCTGTTAACAGTGGTTAACCTGCTCTACCGAAAATTGAGTTGTGTAACTTTTCCGACTCCTGGCCTAATAACTCGATAATCTCGGTGCGATTAAGTTCTGACTTGCTGATGTACGCGATAAGCCCATCAAACTGAGAAGAGAAACGGGTCGCCAAGTCGCGCTGTGCCTCGCTTACTGCCTGCGCTAGAAGTGCCGAATACGTCCCCCGCTGCGCTGTATTTTGCTTTTGCATTTGCCTATCTCCGGACAAAAGGAGTCCCCACGCTGTAAGGCGCGTAATAAATCGAATCCAGATTAATTAATGTAAATACTGCTCAGGTTTTACCGAGGTTAAAATGGTTGGTGCGTACTCAAAAAGGCTGAACAGCTCTCGCAGAGCGCGGAAAAGTTTGTCACGCCAATAACAGTCCTCCTCATTCAAACGCCAGTGCGGCATCATAAATTCCTGTTCTGTCAGTCCCGCATGAAGGAACAAGGAGCGCCTTTGGCTAACGGTCAGGCGACTGATGAAAGTTGCTTTTGACGAGCCAATTTGGCGGTGCCGGGCAAATGCAGTTCTCAATTCATCAAGCGCACAAACAAGACGCTCACGATCGGCTTCAGCCATTTCCTCTAAGCGCATCACAGAGTGGCGCTGTTTTAATTGAGCGTGGAAACAAACCGTAAGACGCTCCCGCTCCATCATCTGATTGTAAAAATCGCAAGTGTCCTGCCAGCGAGGCTGAGCCAGATACTTGCAGACTAAACCGCGAAGTGCTGTTGGTTGCTTCTGGATCACATCAAGTGTCATTACCGTCATAACCACAGTCCTCTCTTTTTGACTAAGCTACGAAGCTTCTCGATAACACTCGTCTTACGGGTTCGGATGATGATGCCCTTGCGTCCGCGACCGTGAGTGATAGTGAAGTTGATCGGATGAGGGCTTTCTCTTCGAAGCAACTGTGCAATACAACGAGGTTCATTCTTCATACTGGCTCCCCTAATCCGAGCCACATCAGCCAACCGTCTCTAATTTCCTTCGGGCGGCTGTCATAGGCCATCTTCATGCCCTTGTTCCACGCTGGCAGGTAAACCCAATATTCCCCTGCGCGCCCACTCGTTGACTGCGGATCAGTCATCTCGACGACAGGCAGCTTGCCCTTCTCAATCATGCCTTTTACTGCTGCGGGTGTTTTACCAATAAGACGGGCAAATTCCTGATATGGAACCGCATCTGTTCTGCTTACAAGCTGGTTAGTCATCTGCTACGATTCTCCTTTAGTGTGATTAATTGCTCTAAATAGGGTTTAGTTGCTCTAAAAGGTGATTCATCTATCGGCTAGTTAAATCTACGATAGGTGATAATGTTCAACTATAGGTGATTTTATGTCAATACAGATCCATGAAAAAATCAAGCTGATAAGAGAGTCAGAAAGGTTAAATAGGCGACAATTCAGTGAGTTAACTGGAATCGTTTACGGTTCTTTTTGTAGTTATGAAGCCGGTGACAAAAAGCCGGGAGTCGAACAAATCATGAAAATCCTCCAGCATCCGCGCTTCACGAAATACACCATGTGGTTTATGACTGATCAAATAACACCCGAAGCTGGGCAAATTGCACCGGCTCTCGCGCACTTTGGGCAGCAGACAACAACGTCGTCCCACTCAGACCAGAAAACTGGCTAACCATCTACGGGGCTTATTTGTGCAGAAAATGCACAGTGAGTTTTTGCTATTTAAATCAGGAAATTGAAGTACGCAGTAACATCATCGGGAGGCTTTATGTCTGTTAAAAAGCTCGATGATGGTCGATATGAAGTGGACATTAGACCGACCGGGCGTAACGGAAAACGCATCCGTCGGAAGTTCGACAAGAAAAGCGAGGCGATGGCTTTTGAAAAGCATACTCAATATAACCATCACTCAAAGGAATGGCTTTCAAAACCAACGGACAAACGCCAATTGTCGGAACTGAAAGAGTTATGGTGGAAGCTGAAAGGTAAACATGAGGAGCACGGTCAATCATATCTCAGGAAAATTGAGCGTTTCGAAACGATGACCGGAAATCCGTGCGCTTTCCAGATCACCAAGAGCCTGATAACGCAATATTGTGCTCAACGCCGGGGTGAAGGTATTAAGCCAACTACCATCAACCGCGACCTGATCACGCTAGGTGGGATGTTCACAACCCTGATTGAGTCAGAACTGTATAACGGTGAGCATCCATTCAGGGGATTCAAAAAACTGAAAGAGCAGACAGCCGAAACGGGCTATCTCACTCTTGAGGAAATTGACGCCTTACTTGCTGCGCTCTCAGGTGATAATCGTAAAATTGCTGTTTTGTGTTTGAGTACCGGAGCAAGATGGGGAGAAGCTGCGCGATTGAAGGCGGAGAATGTGATTCATAACCGGGTGTCTTTCGTTAAGACGAAAACCAACACACCGCGCACGGTCCCGATCTCTGATGACGTTGCGGCTTACGTAGTCGGCAAAACACGAGGTTTTCTTTTTCCTGAGGCCAGTTATGCTGACTTCAGGCGAACCCTCAAAGAGGTTAAGCCTGATTTACCGGCCGGACAAGCAACACATGCGCTACGACACTCTTTCGCGACGCACTTTATGATTAACGGGGGCAACATCATCACACTGCAGAGGATCTTAGGTCATACGAAAATTGCGCAGACAATGGTCTATGCGCACTTCGCTCCTCAGTATCTGCAGGACGCGATTTCGCTTAACCCGTTGAAGGGTGCTAATGGTGGTCAGAGTGTCCACAATGTGTCCACACCCTAGCCGCTTTTTATGGCTTTTGACTGCTAGTAGTAAAACGTGAAGCCTTGTCTGGCGCGACTTTCCAGTTGCGCCAGACATTAAAAAGGCTCCCTCAGGAGCCTTTCTTCTGTCAATGTAGCGACGCTAATCTCGCCGCAAAACCGACAAATAAAAGTCCTATCAGCCCATTCCCCAGCTTCGCCAGTTTCTTTTTGGTTTTCAGGTAGCGGGTGACAAACGCGCCAGAGAAGATCAGGAAGCTCATGTACATAAAGCTAATCAACTCAAGCGTGGTGGCAAGGATCAGGAAAGAGGTTCCTGTGTTTTGCGCATTCACGTCAATAAACTGTACGAAGAATGACACGTAAAACAGAATCGCTTTCGGGTTCGTCAGGCTCAATACCAGGGAGCGTTTCATAATGGCGCTGGCAGGCTCGGTTCCACTTTCGTGCCCATTAGTCTGTCGGGTAATGACCGACCACAGCATTTTGCCGCCGAGCCACAGCAGATAAAACGCCCCCAGATAGCGAACAATATTGAACAGCACCGGCGTGGTCTGGATTAAGGCCGCGACGCCTGCCCATGCCAGAAACATCAAAACCGCATCGCCGATAAATACACCGGTCGCGGCGAGATAGCCTTTTTTGACGCCGTGACCAATACCCGTTTTCAATACAAACAGCGTATTCGGACCGGGTACCAGCACAATGAAAAATGCACCGACCACGTACGTCCAGAAATTCAGTACACCAAACTCCGCAAACACCTCTCCCTCCTTTTGCTGAAAAACAACGGGAATATCGCTGCAAAAACGATATTCCCGAAAACTGTCGCGTTATTGTACGC